ACACAGCTATGGTACAGACATTGAGCCCAGTAAAGAAAGTCCGCTGGTGGGCAGACAGAGTATGCAAGGGCTGGGTGGACTGAGTGGTACCAATAATTTCATCACAGTGTTCACCGGCAACATGAACACACAGTTTAAGATGCGAGAACCAGTACAAATAAAAAACGCTGCCATCAAAGCAGTAACGGCATTTACCAGCCTGGGCGGTGATGAATTTTTGAGTGGATTGACACAAGCCACCAGAAACGCTCTGCAGACATATTACAACAGAAAAGTCACTGGGCAGGCAGTTGACAATGATTGGCTACAGGCCAAACTCAGCAAGGGGCAGTATGCCATAGTGGCATTGGCAGACAACCAACCCATAGTGGCAGCACTGGACAAAGTTTATTCAGCTATTATACAATTAAAACTAACTATATTGGCGCAGCTGGAACCACAGGTAAAAGGCATTGGTCAGTCAGTGGGTGATGTGCCCAAGGGTGAAGGATTTAACATAGACACACCCAGCGGATTTATCAAGCTGGTCAATCGTGGGGTTTTCAGTGCTGCGAATTTTGCAGGAAGAAGTTAGTTTTTGCATAGTTGGCATAAATATCTACATGTAGCCTAAAGGCTCATATTAATCAGGAGATTTAAAATGGCAGTTTTCACACGCACAAACGGCGACGCAGCCGGTGTAACAAACGTTGATGGAGGCCGTAGCTTTGCTAATGCCACAATCATCAATACAGGTATTGCAGCACCTCTGACAGCATTTAAAATTGCTGCCATCACAGGTACTGGCGCCGGCGGCGCAAACCTAGCAGCTGAATTGACAGTAGGCGGCGCTGTAGAAACAATTCTACGTGTTGTTGCAGCCAATGCTTCAATCTTGGCTTACCAAGTTGATTCAACAGGCCAGATCAGTGTACTAGTAGAGCGTTCAGGTTGGACAAGCGACACAGCATTACGTGACGTTATCCGTGCTCTACCAGATGCAGCAACTGGTTTCCAGGGCGGCAACATCGGTGCTGTTTCTAACGTTGTTGTTCTAGCTGCTACAGTTAGCTCAACTGGCGGTATTAAATTAGCGTAATTTAATTACACTAATTAAAAGCCCATCTTTTTAGGTGGGCTTTTTTACGACATAAGTAATAGCATGGGATTACAATACTTCACTGGATTTACATTGGTGGACATCACTGCCACTGGTGTGACTCGTGGTATAGATGACCATCGCCGTAGTCAACACAGTAATTGGGAAACAGTATTACAGGCCATTGGATTGGGCGCACAACCCATGGATGTCACAGAGCCAGTAATACTGGAAGACATCAACACTGACTATCTGGAGTTTGGTGAATTTTATGAAGGGTCGCATCGCGTCTGGGTCTGGACATTTGGTGTGGAACATGCCAATGTATTTGCTGAAAATAACGATCAACTGGGTAGACTAAATCAATACTTTGAGCAGGTGCCTGTTATATCAGGATTAGACGAATCGGCCAGATTCATGTTGCCCATCTTTCATCCCTACGGCAGTATTCGCAACATATACTTTAAAACTGGCAGAAAAGACATAAATAACATTTAGATGCGTAGGCAATCATAGGCTCACTTCAGGCACACTCAGGCAAATTTAACAGCATCGTTCACCAAGGAACGAGAAATAATGGCATCATCCACTGAAATAGAAAAAAAGAGTCTTGAGGCACACGTAGAACTATGTGCTGAAAGGTATGCTAATTTGGAAAACAAACTAGATAGTCTAGAGACTCGTATGGACAAGATGGAAAAATACATACTGGAAATTCGCAATAGCTTGTCGGGTTCTGAAAATAACCAATTCAAGACCATCATTGCTGTGGGAACCACATTAATGGGTGCCCTGGTAGCAGGTGCTATCACACTGATAGTGCATTTAAAGTAAATAATCGTGCGGATCGTCGAACTCTTAAATAAGATTAACCTGCCCATCAATAATGAAGAGGCAGATTTGTTGCGTGAATTTGACGACCAGTCTGAAGTACACAAAGCTGACCTGGACATACGCCAGCAGCACATCGCCAATCAATTAGTCAATAAAGACGTATTACGTAGAATTCGAGAAAATGGGCGTATCACATACCGAAAAAAAGCCAATCAAATCAGTGCCCCACCAGGACCTGGATCAGGATCTGACGGCTGAGCAACTAGCAGCATTTGTTGATGTTACAGCCACATACATAGCTCGCTGGACCCAACGAGAACTCCGACACATAACCAATAACAGTCGTCTGCCCATATGCTGGCCATTGCCGGGTGGTGGGTACATGATTGGCAGAGACAGAATCGTGCCAGAAAACGGTTACTGGCGCAGACTGGACTCGGGGTTAAGTCACAAACAATTGTTTGAAGAACGCCAGAGTGCTATATTTTATAGCCTATGTCGGCACCTGGGCGAGAACAGTATTGCTGAGGAAATTGTTAAATATGACTACCAAGTACGTGTTCTACGCAACGATTTGGCGCATTACCACAGTAGTTTAGAGCGTAGTATTAGGCAAAAAGATTGCTTTAAGATAAATGTATGGTCAGCTCGTTATGACGATGCCAAAATACATCTAGCTGAAGCTGAAAGACTTTTAAAAAAATCCGTTGCCAATGCTAAATACTCGAAAGCATTTGACGGTACAGGAAAATAACCATGCGATTAACAGAAATGAGTAATAAGACCAACGTTAGAAAAATTAACAAGGTCATGGAAAGCCGTTTCGGCTTTAAGATTGACTATGACCACATGACACTGACCAAGGCAGTGACATTGGCACAGGGCATTACAGAGGGACTCAACGGCCTAAAACGCTCACACGGCGCACACACAGCTGAACGTAATCCCAAGTACATGGAAATGTTCATGGTTCGTGAAAGCCTACATCGTTGGCTAGTAGAGAACGAAAGTCGCTTCATTACCGAAAGCGAAATGGCCAAGTCGGAAGCTATTTTAGCTGCCAAAGACATGGTGGACAGTATCCAGGACATGCTGGAAAAAATCAGCAAGATGCAGAACGAACAGTTACCTGCCTTGTTGGACACAATACGTGACCAGATTGGTGCAGAGCAAGCTGAAGGCTTTAAAGGCACAGTTAGTCCATTGTTGCAAAATCTAGCACAGACTCTACAACAGGGTCGTGAAAGTGCAGACAGCGCAGCACGTAGCCTGGCTGGCGAGCAACAAGATCAACCCATGGACATGGGTGGTATGGGTGCTGATGCTGGCATGGGCGGCGCTATGCCAGCTGCCACTGATGAACTAGGCAACGGTGGTGGTGACGCCTTTGGTGCTGTTGATGCCGCCGCTGGTGGTGACGATGAATTAGGTCGTGAGCGCCGTGAAATTGGTGAAGCATCTAAAAAGAAAGGCGATGGCAATTTAGCCAACAATGCTAAACCATACTATAAAGTAACACGTGGTGACGTCATTGCTGGGCGTTTGGGCAAAGACGAGAAGGGCGGCAAGAAAAAACCCACATCTGCTAAAGCCAAATAATGAGATACAGCGAAATACGTCGAGCATTGAGAGAGTCTGAAACTGATTACTCGGCGTTCGTGGAAGACGATGCTGAGAATCACTGTGCTGAATTATTGAGCACAGTTCTACAAAACGTCATCTTCAGTGCTGACCATGCAGAAATTCCTAAAATTCGGGTGGATGCATTGATACACTTGGTACGCAATACACCAGGTGGTGAAGCATTTAATGCCGAGTCATTGAAATCATGCCAGCAGAATGATGATGCTGTTAAAAATCTCATTGCCAATATCAAAGACGATGACAGTGGTGTTAAGTATGTATACTTAAACCGCGAAGATCAATTTGGTGCTGATACAATGGAAGTCCCTGGTGATGCAGAAGCAAGCAAGACTGCTCCAGAAAAAACCGTGTCCAGCATGGCCAAACGAGCAGCCGGCAGTCGAAGCTAGACTCGATATAAATCATGACTAAAATAGTTTATATCCATGGCGCCAGCGCCACTGGAGAAAGCTTCAACTATATACGTCAACAAATCCATCAACCAGACTTAATCATTGAGTACAATAGTTCCTGTGGTTTTGTCAACAACCTCCAGGACATGGCCAATGCCTTACGCAATGAGCGTCGGGTATTTTTTGTGGCCCATAGTCTGGGTGGAATATATGCCATGCATTTGTCACAGCATATGCCCAAGCGTGTGGCAGGAGCAGTCACAATCAGCACTCCGTATGGTGGTAGCGAAGTGGCTGACATAGCACGTTGGTTCCTGCCATTTAGTCGACTCATGCGTGATATAGGACCCAATGATTATCCCATGCGAGAAACCAATGGCATGACATTGCCCTGTTCCTGGACCAACATTGTAACCACACGTGGGGCAAGTTCATTCATTTCAGAACCCAACGACGGAGTAGTCACTCATAAGAGTATGCGACATCATGCTGATAAAATGAGCTTAATTGACGTCCCACTCAACCATTATGAAATCTTACTCAGTAATCGTACAGTAAATATCATTGATTCAAAATTTGACAAATAAATACATTTAACAGTATAATGTAGTTGTATTAGCAGTAGTGTCACTTGGGATTCAACATTCATGTTAATATGTAGCTGTAATAAAGATGGTTTAATTTACCTCTCTGGGGAATATTATGAACAAGATTATTTTAGCGGTGGTATTAACACTATTCGCTGGGCAAGTAGTGGCTCAACATGGTTATCGCGGTGGATACAATCACGGTCGTTCGGCCACCGTTAATAACTACGGCCATCATGGCGGACATCGAGGCGGCGGATGGTCAGGTGGAGCCATTGGTGCTGCCATTATAGGCGGAGCCATTGTTGGTGCTGCCATTGCTGCCCCATATTATTATTCACCTCCAATTTACGCTGCACCACCAGTGGTGTATGGCACATACCAACCGCCTGTGTCAGTGCCCTACGGTTATCGTCAAGAAGAAATCATTGATGCCAACTGCAATTGCGTTCGTACAGTGCTGGTGCCCAACTGATGTCATCTAATTTGCTACGCCGTTTTGCAGACCTAATTACAGAGGCCAATGCCACCGTTGCAGGTCCATTTAAACTGGTATCAGTGCAGGATGGTGTAGCCACAGTCGTGGGACATGAGCCCATCAGACTAGGCCCCAATGTAAAAGATACATTGCGACCCGGATATAACTATGCATTTGAGTTGACAGGTGATGTAGCACATCGTGTGATATTATTGGTAGTGGATATTGTTGTCCACACCGATGCAGAAGTATTAATGATCAAACGCAAGAACAACCCCTACGCAGGACATTGGGCATTGCCTGGTGGATTTATTGATCCGGGCGAAACTCCCATCAGAGCAGCACTACGTGAGCTGGTGGAAGAAACTGGTGTAGAGTTAAGTTCAGCACCTGAATTGGTGGGAGAGTTCCGTGAACCCTACCGTGATCCCAGAATGGAACACACCTGGAGTTGGGCCTATAAATTGCATGTACCTGATCGATCAGAAACCACAGCAGGTGATGATGCCAGTGCAGCGGTGTGGATACCCATAGACCAATTATCACAACTACAACTGGCATTTGACCATGCCGCAATTCTAAACAAGGCATTGAAATGAACCCAGAATTTTTTAGAAAGTACTCAGACTTAATAACCGAGGCAGAACAGACAGCCATTGATGATGAATGGTTCACACAGGGCTCATTCAAAACCTTTAAAAAGCCTGCTAAAGAACAATATGAAGTCGCACCACAGGATGGATATATCGATCCCAAGGATGCTTTGGAAAGTAAAGGTAAGCCGGTTCCTTATAAGAAGGGTTGGTATATTATGACAGGTCCCAAGGGAGAAAAATATGCGTTCCCTCCCGAGAAGTTTGCCGAACTTAAAGACGACGAAGGACATGGTATTTGCACTTCCAAGAAGATTATTAAAATCGCTAAACTTGCAGATCATTCAGGCAGTGTCGACACCAGCTGGGGTGAGAAGTTGTATTACGATCCAGGAGTAGATGTTATTGTGCGACACGGGCCAGGAGACTATGGCGTAGTAAAAAAAGATATATTTACACAGACATATAACACAGGCGGAATAAATGGCGTATAGCGATAAAGTATTAGATCATTATGAGAATCCTCGTAATGTAGGTAGCTTTGACAAAGGTGACGACGATGTCGGCACTGGCATGGTTGGAGCACCAGCATGTGGTGACGTAATGAAACTACAAATCAAAGTAATTGATGGAATCATAACAGATGCCAAGTTCAAAACATATGGATGCGGAAGTGCGATCGCCAGTAGCTCACTGGTTACTGAATGGGTCAAAGGGAAAACTCTTGACCAGGCAGAGACAATTAGAAATACTGAAATCGCTCAGGAACTCGCCCTCCCGCCGGTTAAAATACATTGCAGCATCCTTGCAGAAGATGCTATCAAAGCAGCCATAACGGATTACAGAAACAAACATGATACTACCAATCAAGCGGTGGCCGGATCCCATACTACTACAACCATGCCAGCAGTGGGACTTCGGTAATCCTCCTGTTAGTAATATACAGCAAGATTTAATTGACACCATGCTGAGCCAACAGGCTCTGGGCCTGGCAGCAAACCAAGTGGGTATACCTTATCGTGTCATGGCTATGAATGTTCAACTGGGCGACTACGCTGGACAACAGATAGTGATGGTGAATCCCACAGTGGATAAAATGTCAGATGAACTATGGGAAGCCGTTGAGGGCTGTTTGAGCTTTCCCAGATTGGAATTAACCATAGCCCGACCCAGGCATGTGTATACGTGTTGGTATGACATAACCGGCCATTTGCACTCAGCTGTTTTCGCTGACATAGATGCCAAATGCGTATTACACGAAATAGACCACTTGAATGGACGAGTGTTCAAAGACTACGTCAGTGATCTAAAGTATCAGACAGCCCTAAGAAAATCAAGGAGATAACATGGCAAAACGTATATTAATCATGGGCCTACCCGGCTCAGGCAAAACAACATTGGCAACAGCACTGAAAAATCATCTGATTGACATCAAGCATGATGGTTATGGCGTCACCGTTGAATGGTTCAATGCTGATGAAGTTCGTAAAAAATTCAATGACTGGGATTTTTCAGAGACTGGTCGAATTCGCCAGAGTCTGCGTATGCGAGAATTAGCTGACGCTTCCAAAGCAG